ATGAGCGACATCGCAGATAAAATCTACGCAGCCACTGGACTGACGCTCGGCGCAGAGGCGGCGGCAAAGGTAGGACACATGATACGGCTGGCGCGCCAGGAAGCCGCCGACGAAATTGAAAAGCTGCAGGCGGAGAACGCGAAATTCGCCGCCTCAAACCATGCTTATCTATCTGATTACCAAGAAGCCAGAGGTGAAATCGAAAAGCTGCGGGCGGCGCTGCGCGGTTTATTGGAATGGGCAGGACCAATAGCAGGCGATACTCAGATCGTTTCCGAGCGAGCCTATGAAGAAGAAACTGTAGCAATCGCTCGCGCGGCGCTGGGAGAGAAGGAATGACCAAACCCCGCGTCCCCTTACGCTACGGACCTGGCCGCGCTATTCACCCGGAAGTGAGAAGGGCGCGGGAAGCCTACATTGGCGAAGCCCTGCAACGCGGCGAAACCTTCCACCAGATCGCCGCGCATTTTGAGGTGGATACCGAGACAGTAAAGCGATGGTGGAATAAAACACACCATTCAACCAAGTATGAAAACGTCTTCGATAAAGAGCGAAAGTGCTTATCATGCGGCGAAATGTTTTGGAGTGAAGGGCCGCATAATCGGCGGTGCATCAGATGCAAAAGCCACCGGCCAGCAGACACACCTTATGAACCTGGCGGATATGGCAATAGTGGTCACAAAAAAGAACCCCGGCGTTAGGCCGGGGTTTTAGTTTGTCGCAAGAGGAAACTACCCTGCCGGGGGGAGATACCCGGCAAGCGCAATATAATTACTTCTTTCGTGATTTACCAGCCTCAGAAAGCGCAATGGCCATAGCCTGCTTTTCTGATTTCACCACCGGGCCTTTCTTGCTGCCAGAGTGCAACTTGCCCGCGCCATACTCGCGCATCACCTTGGAAATCTTCTTGTCAGCCTTAGTCGGTTTCATTTCTTCGCTCCTTTGATGGCTTCGGCTTCCACCTCATCGACACGGCGAAGCCAGCCCCTGCCGAATGTGACGTAAGCGCCCAGCCCCTGGTAGAAAGCCCGGCGCCCATCTGAATACTGACGAATTAGAAATAGTGGGTCTTGTTTCGCCACCGCCGCCACAGTTTGCGGCCCCACGATTCCATCCGCTGCACAAGCCACACTTTCTTGCAATATGCGGATAGCGCGTTTAACGCCTGCGTTAACGGCCATATCAAAAACAACCAGATCAACGCCACTAGGCATCCGGCCACAAGCAGCAGGCTCCCAGTAATAACTTCGATAAATCGCTTCCAACTCGCCATCGCTGATTCTCCTGAGTTCGTCTTTGGTGGCTTTCCGGCCAAGGAACTTCTGATACGTCGCTAGAGTAACACCCCGCATAGTTGCGCCGCCAGGGTCTTTTGGATGGTCTGCCCAGCCGCCCTCATGGTGTAGAATAATCTTCAGGCATGGTAGAAACCGATCTACCGGCGCTTCATTGCCTCCGCCATTACTGGGGCTATCTTTTCGGCGGATCGCCCAATGACGTAACCGCCCAAGCCAATCTCCACGATAGACCATAGCTTCAGCGCCTCCGCCTCTGAGATACCTGGGGCGCTATACCCAAGCCACCGGGCCACAATCAACGCCGTCAGCACCAGCATGACCACCGGGCGCCAAGTGGCGGTTAGCCAATGTTCAGAAGCCGCCTCCGTCTTCACAATATCAGCAGCGGCAGTCTCGATCTCCTGGGCGCGTTGCATCAGGGCGATGGATAGTTCAGCCTCGATTCGCCCCTGCTCTCCCTGATCAGGGACAAGGCGGCGAATTACATCTCCCAGAATCGGCGCCAGTACAGGCAGCAAAGCCGCGAACATTAATCATCCTCCGTTTCTTCGGGCTTAATCCAAAGTTCCGAATATGCCTGATCCGACAGACCACGCAGCACCGCATGGGAGTAGGGAACTGCTGCATACTTGTAGCCGGATGGTGTCTCCCAAGTAACCATGATTGCCACCGCACCATCCGCCAGGGCGGTTGCAATCATCTGCTGGGCGGCTTCGGCAAAGGACACCTCGTGGTGTTCCCCTGGCGCATCCGAATCGACGATCTTTATCCGTCTCATGGCTACCCCCGTCCGGCTTTGATCCGTACACGCCCGCAAATCACCTGGCCCCGGAACCATGCGGCACCATCCACTACCTCGCAAGTCTCTGGCGGTGCCAAGGCGCCATCGCGCCAAGTAAGCACCACAAAGCCCTGCTGCTGGTGCCCTGGGATGCCCAGGCGATAGTTGAACTGTGGCCAATTAGGATCGCCCAGCATCCCGGTTTGAACGCCATAAAGGCGCTTAGACCAATGGTTCAGAGGGCGCACATCCAGGGCATGGGTGTCGCCGGATATAATGGTTCTGCCGCTGCGGCTGGCATTGTTATATCCCGCGTGGATTCCGCCATGGTAGCGGTGGACAAAAGAAACGTCCCCCACATCAAGGCGATAGGTCATAGGCCAATCTATAAACTGGTCCTGAAGACTAAAGGCACCCATCCCTTCAAAAGCGGCAGCATGGGCAGCAAGATATTTATCGTAACGGTCATCATGGTTGCCCCTGATCCAGTAACAAGTGGGATCGCCAGCGGCTTCCCTTAACTCCCGTAAGTGGGTCTGCCCGGCGGCGAGTTCCTCCGCTACATTGGGCTTCTGGTTGTCTGCCCACATCAGCGGCGGATGGCGGGAGACAGACCCCATATCCAGCGCATCGCCATTACAAAACAAAAAGCCCGGCTTTATGTGCCGGGCTAGAATCAAAAGGGCTTCATGTGACAAGCTGCGCGGTTGGCTTAATGACCGCCAGTGGCAGTCCGAAAATACTATTCCCACCCCGTCCTTGATGGCGGGAACCTCCATCACCAGGGCGCTGTTGTGTTCCTCACTCTCAGACCATGGCTTGCTGATCGGCTCGCGCGCCAGGCTGCGGGCTGAACTGCGAATGTCTGGCTTGTTGTACAACTGCATGGCGCGCTGGTAACGGCTCCGCATTGTCTCATACGGTAGCCCGTTTGCTTTCGCAGCTACCATCACGGAGCCGTGCTTCGCTACCGCTTCATAAGCCGCCTTGATGGCGGCGCGGTCTGTCTTGGCTACCATGATGGTCCTATTGCAAGAGGCTTTCTTGCGGATTTACCAATGGATTAAGGGCGGGCTGTAGCATCGCCCCACCGGCACCAGCCACATTTTGCCCAAGCGCCTGCATCGCAGGGCCGCGTGGTGCCACCATCGCCCGCTGGAAAGCTTGGCGGGCTGCTGGCGTATAGGCGCCATACAAGCCAGCGAGAGCCATAAGCGTAGGGATTGGATAACTGAACCCCGCGCCACCAGTAAGGGCGCCGCCCACGGCTTGGCGTGTTGCCGTCCCTGAGTCATTGACAGTAGGCGGCAGTACACCACGCGCACGATCTGATAGGTCTTGCATCAGTGCTTCGCCACGGGCAAAGCGTCCACGGTTTACAGACGCATCGCCAGCCCGTACGGCAGCGGAAAGTTGCGCTGGACTAAACACCCCCTCAACCGCGCCTGGGCTTGCAGCGGCACGGTTCACCCGCATGAAGTTGGCGTAAGCCTCATCAGCCTTTTTAAGATCAGGCGCCAAGTTCGGATTGGTGCGTTCAAACCAATCTTGCATGGCGCTACGCACCTTCTTGAATGCGTCACCCAAACTACGTTCAGAAGCCATGGCGGAGCCGCTGTAGCTTTCGCCAAGCTTCCGCATATCGCTTACAATGTTTTTGTATTGATCCGCTGTAAGTTGCCCGCTTTGCAGTTGGCTGATCAACTTATCATCCAACTCGCGGCGCAAAAGCCCTGACATTTCCGGCGTCAGATTGGTTCGCATCACATTCGCCAGATCGCGCCCTAACTCTTGGTCAGGCGCTAAAGGCGAAGCGCGAGAAATGATGTCATCATACCTGTTGGAAATGATGCCACCAACAGTGTCAATTAATTCACGACCAACCGGGCCAGAAACGATCTTTTGCCCAATCGGCTCTAGCGCCCGATTAGCCGCCGCTGTGTTGAATGTCTCAACAGATTCACGCATGGCGCCCGCAATACGCGGGCCAAGCACCGGAACAGAAGTCAGCGCGCTTTCAATAGAACGGGGAATGCCCCCCATTACCTGGCCGGGCGTCATTTGAACACCTTCAGCCGCCAACTCTTGAACCCCAGCCGGAAGCTTCGGCGCAATGGCGCGACCAAGCGCATAACCAAGAGGACCGCCAATAGCGCCAAGCATGGCGCTCGTGCCGACCTGTTGCGGCTTTTGCTCCGCGAACTCGCCAGAAGTTACCGGCTCCGCAAGACCAAGAGCCGCACCTTGCAAACCGCCAACCCCAATAGAGCCAGCCAAAGATTGAGGATTGCGTGTAGCCAAGGCCAAAGCCGTAGCAGGAACCAAACTGCCCGCCATACGGGGAAGATCGACACCTGTATCACCAGCAGCCACGCGAGACTGTTGGTAAGCCCGCTCCCGCGCCACTGTCTGCTGTTGGATGTCTTCTGGCGTTGCTGGCGTCATACCAAGCGCGCGAGTAATCGGACCAATAACCGGCGCCCTGTTCACCGCGCCAGTAGCCGCATTAACCGCTTCAACAACACCACGCGGCAACATTTGCGTAAGTGCCTGCGCGCCCCCTTGGATTGGATCGAAGGCCCCTTGGGCGATAGAACCCATGGTGGTTGAAGGCTCTGCGCCGCCAGCCTGCATCCGCCTGATGGCGGACGCCATGGCGTCTGGCGACATACCTTCTGGAAACTCGATTTCTTGGCCGGAAGGGAGCGTGACGATGGGCATGGTTATTCAACCCTTTGGGTTGCGGGATTGTAGCGAAGGCGTGGTTGTTGTGATTGCGGGCTTGGTTCTTGCAAAGCTGGTGCTGGCCTGCCTTGGGCTGCTGCAAGTCCTTTTTCTTTAGCAGCTTCAGCAATCATCCGTAATTCATCAAGCGCTTTGCGTAAATCTGACGGAGAAAGACCAGCCTTGATTCTGGCAATCGCAGCTTGGGCAATTTCACCTTCACGGTTACTAACCGCGCCCGCTCCTCTAAGAGAATCAAACGCTTGTAAAAATGCTACGCCCTGCAATTGTTCCAAACGTCGCCCGAAATCATAAGCTGATGTACCGGGAATATTTTGCAGCGGCGACAAAACACCAGATGCCGTACTAAATGCTGGATGATTTAGAACCTCATTAATTTGGGAAATACTTCTATTTGAAGTTGATATAATTTCAGGGGCTTTTGCAATATCAATCCCTTGGGCTTGGCCCACTCGTTCTTCACGTTCCCGTCCTGCGGTATCACGTGGAACCACCCCCATTGGGGTGCCAGTACGCCCACCAAGAATACCTGTTCCTGTCCCCATATCAACCGTACGAATCCCCTCCGCAACCCGCGCGCCCGGCGGAAGTTGACCGCGCCGCAATTCACCCGTTTGTGTCGGGAAGTACGGTACCACAACACGCTCGCCATTGGGGCCAGGTTCTTCCACCATCACCGGCTGCAAACCAACCCGCGTCGGGTTCGCCCGTTCAGCCAGAATACGCCAACCAATCTCTGGCGGAAGCGAAGCCAACAAGCGGCGTTCTTCAGCAGAAATCGGACGGAGTGGCGGCGCACCAGAAGTAGGTTGCCCGGCTGGGGCTGGCTGCGCCTGAGTGGGAGCCGCTTGGGCACTGGTTGGTTGCGCTTGTGCCTGGGCACCCCGCAAGCCCATCCAGCGGCTAACAGGCGTTCCCAGAACATCGCGCCTATCTTCGCCACGCTCAACAAGCGCCTGAACCCCGCCAGGACCGCCGAGCCAAGCGCCCTGCAAAAGAGCCTCTGGCGTCACTTCGTTACCACCAACATTACGCCCAATTGCACCCGGAAGCCCCATAGAAGTCATGCGGCCAGCCTGAACTTGCATCGCCAATTCAGCAGCACGACGCTGGGCGTCTGGGTTTTCCAAGAAGTCACGCAATGTACGGACATTCTCAAAACCGGGGATGTTGAAAGTGCCACCCCATTGCCCGTTCCATTCACCCCGGCGACTGATTTCGCCAGGCGCAGGACGATAGACACCAGCATCAGCAGCCAAAGGCGCACCAATCTGATATTGCCCCGCATAGCCCTGAGAATTGACGACACCAGGACCACGGGCTTCGGCTCGGCCAAGAACATCCAGCGCGCGACCAATCGCAGCACGGCTAAACGGTCCATTGGTTTCGTCAGCAGATGCAGGCGCCCGTACCGGCGCAGCAGACGGAGCCGCTGCCCCTGCGGCGGCTGCTGCCGCTGCCGTGCTTGTCGGCTCACCGCCAGAAGCAAACCGACTTACAGCCTCTTGATAGCGCCGCTGGTTTTGCTGCTGTTGCAACATATTGGTGACGGGCATCACGCTCTGAAGCGCCCCGCCCCGCTGGCCAGCCAAGGCAGCAAAAGCGTCCTGCATGGCGGCAATGCCTAAAAGGCGCCTTTGGTCCGGGGAAAGATCAGCATAAGGACTCTGATCCGGCACCGGATCACCCCCGCTTGTCGGTTCCCCGCCACCAAAAAGACGCGATAGAAATTCAGACATTGCGCGGCTCCTTACCGGAACAGGAGATTAAAGGCATTAGCCAAGCCGCCAGCAGCCTGACCAATGGTGCCAACTTGCTGCAAGAAGGAAGGCGTGGTTTCCGTCGTGGTGGTCTGCCCCATCGGAGCCATCCCAAGCGCACTTTGGCGAATCCGCAACTGCTCCACCGGATACTGGAACTGGCGCAGGAAGTCCTCATAAGCCTGCGTCATATTCGCCTGGGTCAACCCGCGCTGCTGTTCGCCAGATTGGAACATAGCCTGCGCGCCGGTAAGCCCAGCCGTCTGACCAAGGGCGCCAAGGGCGCCAAGCTGCTGGGCAGCGGCAAGGGCCTGCTGGTTCCCCTGCAACCCGTAACCAATGTCACGGCCAGCCATTTCGCCCGCCTGCTGGAAGCCCTGGGAACGCAATTGCGCGGCAGTGCGGGCCGCTTGCTCCATCGCCGCCCGGTTAGTCTCGGCTTCCGCCACACCCTGGCGTGAACCGCCAAACGCCCGCGCCCTCACTGCCTGCGCGGCGGTTTGCTGGTTTGCCATCTGGCGTGAACGATCAATATCCGCCAGCGTAGTATCAATCACCTGTTGCGTGTACGGGTTCTGGTAAGCCGCCATCCCTGAAGCAATGGTGCCCGGCGTATAGGCGCCAGCCTGGCGGGCTAAAGCCTGGGCCTGAGTAATCGGCTGCTGGGCAGAACCCGCCACTTCACCCACCCGCTGGAAGGACGCTTCTTGCAACGGCGTGAAGCCCGCTATCCGCTGATAGGGGTAAATCTGATAATCACGATTAGCAACGTCCAGGGCGAAGTCATAATTCGCCAGCATCCGTTCCTTGACATCGGGGTCAAGTTGGCTGGATTGCGTCTGCGTCGATGTCCCGCCGCCCTTAGACATGGCGTATCTCCTTAGAAACTGTGGTCATTATACCTTCAAAACCATGCCGCTTCAAAGCACGAACCCACCCTGCGCGCCCGCACCCTGTTAATTTAGAACACCCAAAAGCACGCCCATAAGCATCCAATGATGGGATCATCTCGATCACCTGTTCCAACTGACCGCCAACCAGCCAAGCATGGAGAATGGTGAACTTCGGATAGTAAATAAGTTCTGTGACAATCGCCGCTTCAGGGGCGGGCCAGAACTGAAAATGCCCTTCTTTGATGCCCTTGGCTACATGATGGAGATCATGCGTATTACCCGCATAATCAAGCGCATCTTGAAGCCACTTTGAACACCTCTCGAACTCAGCTTCGAACAGGGTCATAGCGCTGTAGCAGCCACCACCCCTGAATTATCCACAGTGATGCTCCACCGTGTTCCGTCAGGGGATTTCAAGATCAACCGGCCTGGGCTTACCTCCAGATCGCGGTTCTTCTTGTGGTTCTCATCATCAGCCCGCTCCAACAAGGCGCGGGCTGTCTGCTCGTTAGAACTATCATAAGAGTTGGTGGCTGGGGGCAATCTCACCTAAGTCCCCCAGGCACCGCTTCAAGACGGAAGTTACCAACCCGCCAATCCGCCAACTGAACGCCCGTTACCTTGAAGGAAACCTGGCGCCCTGAAAAACGGACATCGGTATATTTGGAAGAAATAGTGTAAGGTCCAAAGGTACTCTCCGTACCCTCTGGCGCGAATCTAGTCTTGAAGCTGACGTTTACCTGGCCCTGCGTTTTCTCATCCGGCACCACTTGGCGGGCTACCATAATCCGGTCCCCATTCCCCATTTCCAGCGGCCCCGTCTCCGCATACGGCGAAGCGCCATCGTAGTTCCACCCCACCTCATGATCATACACATAACCAGAGGGATCAATCAGAATGGGATAATCAAACACGCCAGCCGCCACACCAGTTGTTCGCGCCCAAGAACCAATGGACCAAGTATTCTCACGGTAGTTCCAGATTACATAGCGGTCACATTCATTGGACGCGGCGGACGGGTAAGACCAGATCACCTCAAAGAACTCGATATTAAGAACCGCATTCACCTTGGAAGCCTGGTTATAGTTGAAGTCGGAGAACACATAGTCCGACACATCAGACCGCAAAGGCTTCACGGCGCCATCAAACACATAGAACGAACCGTCAGACATCCAAGCAACGCCAGTATCCATGCTGACAGAAGCCTGGGCGCTGATCACCCCGCAACCATAACCAACACGCTCAAACCCATAAACGAATGGCGGGCCTTGGTACGTCGCCAAGTGAGCATCAACCGTGGTCAGCAACAAAGACCCGTAGCGAGTGCGCTCGCCACAGATCACCTTGCCGGATGTAGATAACTCGAAATCCCCCGCCTGGTTTGTCGCTGATGGCGTCCAATCGGTGTTATCTTCTTGGTCACACCATTGGACCTTGCGCGGATTACCGCCAGCACCAAGGGCAAACAGAAACCGCTCCGGCGTCACCAAGATCGAAGAATTACCCGTGGGGGCGGCGGAAATCAGATCAGCCCGGCCAGCGGTATCCAAATCCCACTCGTAAATCTTGCCATCGTCAGACCGGCAAGCCACCAGATACTCACCCCAGTTATCAAGCGCCCATGTCGCTGCCGCTGCAATACCTGTTGGCGATACATCAGGGCGCGCGGTGCCGTAGGTGCTGGTTCCGTAAGTAAACCCACCATAACCAAGGTTCTGCGTTGCAGCCACATCACCAATAGACAATTCATACGCATAGTCAGCGGAGCCAGCATTCGTCTCAGTAGAAGCGGCGGCGGAACCATGCGTGACAGTGTAGGAGTTTAGCCCCGTCACCGTCATGATATACTCGCCAGATAGCGTAATCCCACTGGAACCAATCGCGGTTCCATTGGTGAATTTAACCGTGTCGCCGGTCTTACCCCCGTGACCGGTATCCGCCACCGTTACCACCGCTGACGCATTTACCGTGCTGAAGGCGTTAGTGAGCGTCCCTGTTTCGCGGATTGGCGTGATATTGTACGGCGAAGCATCCGCCTTAATGGCGTACAACTTCTTGGCGCCGCCAGTGCCTAACCAAGCATTCGCATTATTGGCCCGCCAAGCATGGGAACCACGCATGATGCCAGTAAGCTGAATGTTGCTGCCGTTATGTGTGCGCTTCCGCCAACCACCAATCGGGCGCAAGGTGCCATCATACCACCGCACCAAGTTAGCATCGTACCACCGGCCAGCAGACTGATACTGTGTCCCGTTACGATAAATTCCCGGCGGCAGCTTTAGCGGAATGTACATCTAGCCCCTCAAACGTCGAAGCCATGATTGAACGGTCTTAGTTTCATAGATGCGGATCACCGTCCAAACGATGGTGAACAGCGCCGCAATCGAAGGAAGAACCTGGGCCAATGTCCCCACAACCGTCGTGATTGATAACACATCCCCTATGGTCTTTGCGGTTTCGTGGTTATCAACCATGTCGCACCTGTAAGATTAGGGCTTTGCTGGCCAGGTTATATTCCATGGGAACCCGGTTTGGGTAGGAATATCGCGCAACGCTTGGCGATAAACTGCCCAGACCAAATCATCCACCGGGGCATCCGCAAGCTGGGTCCAATCGCTCTCCGCCAAACGCGCAGCCCGGTCAGCCCGCACCAACTTAGCCTGCTCCGCATCCTTCGCCGCCTTATAGGCTGCTTCTTGCTGGGCAGCGGTGGCTTCTGGCGTATCGGTGAAGATCGGCCCCAAGATGTGCTTGGTGTACCACTTGCCGTCAGCCTGCTGCTCAACACCCTGGCGCATTGAGTACTGATACACCGTGCCGCCGGTAGCCTGCGCCCCCTCAAACACAGGATCAACGCCAATGGCTTCCATCACCTCTGGCGTGAGTGTTTCGTAAGACGGACCACCATTGGCCAGCAGATAGGCGCGCAGTTCGCTCTCGAACATCACGGCGCCAGTGGATCGAATACGGAGTTCCATGATGCCCTCTTATGTGTATGACCATTGGCCAAGGTAATTGTGTTTGCACCGCCACATGACTGTAGCACGTTTCACTCCGGTGGCGTATTCACATTCAGCGGATGTATCGAAAACGCCCTTTGGAGTGACGTACTTCTTGCCTAACTTCGTTGCTGCAAGAGCCTTTGCGTGAGATAGCGTTTTGGGTTTGCCTTGCAAAGCATCGGAAATCTTAGAAACCCATTCTTCTGAGCGTGTAGTTCCAAGATGCGGAAGGCCGCTGTTTGCCTCGATGGTGTCGCAATAGACGTTCCACAAAGCGTACGGCCCTTGGTCTTCCTTTCTACACATCTGATAGCAGCCTGCTTTACGCCCGCGAAGTTCCCATTTGCCGGTTGCAATCCACCATTCGCGCCATTCTTCGAAAGTAAATAGGAATTCAATGCCACGCCTTTTAGCGTCTGCTTTGCTTCTGGTGTATCCTTGGCGGAATTTATCGCGAGTCATCTCAGGCCACCGCAAAAAATATGAACGAACCGCCGTTAGCATTAATGGCAGCAGGGGCGGTCGAACTTATCTCAAAGCCTGCCGAATACGTATCCACATAATCTGTATTCGTCACTTCAGCAGCCGTTGAGTTCAAAAGCAAATAGCTGTCATTACCTGCCACAATCCCACGCGCGCTGTCCCACACATACCAATCGCCTGTGCTGTCGGTGCGCTTGATTAGGACGAACCTCGCGCCGCCAGTAAAGCCGCAATTGATCTGATTTGTTGTGCCTGTGCCTGTGTAGGAGCCGACCTTGGATACGCCTGCGACTGTGGCGAATAGATAGGCGACATAGGTGTACGCGGCGCTAACATTTACTGCACCTACACCCCCTACTGTAAACACAGATGCTGTCGGCGCAGTATCATTCCAATAGCCTGAACTTACAGTCGTGGCATTTGTGGAATTAAGGAACATGTATTTAGTTGGTTCGCCGTGATAAACTGCCCAATTTGCGCTATTATTTCGGGACTTAATAATCATTAATTCAGGCGCAGAACCTAAATTATGCGTGATTGTACGCCCTGCAACACCGTCCCCCGTATAGCACGCCACATCAAAGAAGCCGGGGGCGCGACGGAAAGCTTCATACACATTTGAAAGCCCGCCCCAATTTGAAGGCACCTGAAATCCGGTGTTGTCCCAAAATAAAGATTCCCCCGCAGTCCCAGATTCTGCTGCCGTTGAATTGGTGTATATAACAGAACCTTTTTCAGTTGCGTTAGTGCTTACTCCCCTAAGACGATCAACAACAGCATTATTGGCTGCTCCCGAACGATACTTAGTAAGCAAAAAATCAACCGGGAAATTAGTGGTCAGCTTCGTGCCAGTAGCCGCACTTGACGCAATCGGACTGAACACACTCGTCCCCGTAGTTGGCGTCTTCATCGGGCCACGGCGGATGGCGATGTAAATGTAGGTGGTGGCTGAACCAGTTGTCGAATTTTGATAAAAGCCAGTATTTGTCAAACGAATGTTTGTCCCAGATGCTTCAGCACCGGAGCTATTTGCCAATAAATATTGCTCGCCGCTAACAGTAAAGCCCCTCATATTGTCAGCCATCCACCAGTGACCTGTTGTGCTGGATGCTTTCATAATAACAAGTTGCGGCTCATACCCAAGATCGATAGTGGCTATGTCGCTTCCACTACTCGTAAACGACCCACAGCTAATCACATTGTCCGTGCCAGTGGCGCCAAAGCCGCCTGCATCATGGGCAAAGAGATAGGCGACGTAGGTTTTACCGTTACCATTAACCGAACCATCATTGCCAACACTAAAAACTGAGGATGTCGGTGAGGTATCATTCCAATACGTTGAAGATGTTGAAGCGGCAATAGTATCCTGTAGCCACAAGTATTTTGTTGCACCTATAGACCTATGATAAACGGCCCAGTATTCTCCGGCTGTTGAAGTGGATTTAATAATTATGCAACCTGGGGCTGATCCTAAATTGTGACTTATTGTGCGGCCAGATACACCATTCCCCGTATAAGTCACAACATCAAAAAACTTCGCCTGCTTGCGGAAGGTCCAGGAGGCGTATGTTGCGGCACCAACGCCAATTCCAGTTGCATTTCCTATGGTAAACCCATTTGTATTGAAAGGACCAAGACTGTAAGGAAGCGAAACTTCTGCGTCAGTGGTGTTGCTATTGATTTCCTTTTGTGATCCGCGTGCAGTATCAAAAAGAAAATTATTAGTAGCATCAGAGCGGCTTTTAATCCAAACCATCCCACCTTTTGTAGAAAGATCAATGCCGTTCGTGATGGTTTGTGACCCGCCTGTCCCCGTATAAAGATACGTCGAGAACACATCTTCGATGTAGTTGGCGGCGGTTGCCCGCGCACCAAAACCGTAGCCCTTTGCAGATGCGGCGCCTTGGGTAATTACGGTTGGCATTAAACTACCTCACT